AACAGGCAGCGAAGATTACGGCTTCTCAGCGGGGATCAACCGCCTTCAGCCTTGGCAGACCGGCGAGCTGGTCGCCGGCCCCCTCGGTCGGATTGTGGACAGTAGTGGGTGGTGAATAGTGGTTAGTGGATAGTGGGTGTTTAGGTCCGCTCGGTGTCGAACGAAACTTTGTCGAGCCGCAAGTCGAAGGTGGTGTCGTTGCCGGCGGCCTTCTCGACGTGGACGATCGGCGTCAAGGCGCCGGTGGCCGCGGCCATCGAGAACGTGCTGTCCGGAAGCAGCCGCGTCCACGCCGGTGCGCCGACGTCCCGATAGGAGAACTTGACGTCCGTCTTGTCGGTCATGTCAATGCGGAACTCGTAATACGTGTCGTCGGTCAGGTCGACGCCCGTGTCTTCGGCGGGCGTATCGGTGGTGTTGTCGTCGCATTCGCAGCAGAGCGACAAGTCGGCGCCGTCGAGGTGGAAGAACGCGCTGACGGCGATCGTGTCGGCGTTGTCGGCGTGGGTGTCGTCGGCCACGCCGAAGTTGAAGTCGATGGTTGTCTCGTCGCCGATATCGAAGATCGCCACGATGAAATCTACGATCGGGTTCTGGTCGATGTCAAACGGCGCATTGACCATGTATAGCGCCTGGGTGGACGCCTCGTCGACGGCGTCGGCAACGAACTTCAGCACGCCGTTCGGCTCGTCGCTGGAAATCACGCCCAGGCCGTCGGTCTCTACCTTCGTCCAGCAGTTGCCGGTCAAGGCCGTGGCCTTCGCCGGGTAGTCGCCGATGAAGTCGTCCTCGAAGTGCAGCCCGCCCGAGTCGGTGTTCGGGCCGCCGCCACCACGCGGCATCGGCATGCCTTCGATGATGTCGTCGTCGGCCGTGGCGGCCGCCAGCGCGATCCCGATCGGGTTGCCGTTGGCCGTGGCCTGGACCTTGCCGTCCTCGGCACCGTAAAGCGTGTCGTAAATCGTGATCGCGCCGTTGGCAACGTACTGACGAGTGCCCTGGGCGTTGGCGAAGACGACCGGGGCGACCGTGTCGGCGCCGAGGCCGGTGACGATGTGCCGGTTTCTCAGCGTGCCCAGTTCGTGGTCTTCGGGCCCGGCGTAGCCCAGCCCGTAGGTGGCGTCGATGATCACGCGGCGGTATCTCAGCAGCGCCTGCGTGCAGGGGAATGTTCCGACGCCTTCAGAAATGACTTGCATGGTTTAGTCTCCGTATGGAAGTGTCTGTTCGGGTGATCGGGTGTTGCCCCGCCGTCTTGCGGCCGCTGTTGGTCGCCAGCAGGTAGGCCTCGTGCAGGGCCGGGTCGGCCTTGGCCACGGCAATCGTCGCCTTGCGGCGGGTCGAGCCGGTCCGGCTCATCTGCTCGCGGACGCGGTTGGCAAACTCGGCCCTCGCGTCGCCCTCGAAAGGCTCCGCGTCGCCGCCGCCGGAACCCAACGGCTGCACGCCGCTGGTTGTGGCCTTCGCTTCGGCCGTCGTGGCCCGTTCTTCGGACGCCTGCAGGCGTTTGCCCTGCTCGGCGATCCACGCGGTACGGGCCTGGTCGATGGTTGCCTTGTTTTCGAGCTGGGTGATCAGGAAGGCATGGTCCGCACCCGGGCAAAACTTCTTCAGGTCGTCGAGGTTGGCCGCGGGCACCGCGGTGGTGGTGTCTGGTGTCGTTTCCGACATGGTGGGGGTCTCCGATTTGGGTTGCGATTTGGACTTCGCCGACACCGCGCCGGCGAGTTGTGTCAGGGTGTCGTCCAGCGATTGGATGCCGTCGATCAGTTTCGATTGCACGGCGTCGGCCGCCATCAATACCCGGCCGTCGGCAAGCTGCTCGACCGCGGCGATCGACAGACCGCGGCCGGCCGCCACCCCGGCGGTGAATTCGGTTTGCGTCTTGTCGATCAGTCCTTGCCAGACCCCCTCTTGCTCGGGCGTGATCTCCGTGCCCGGCACGCCCGCGCCCTTGAACTGGCCGCTGCGGATCACGACCGCCCGGATGCCCTCTTTCTCGGCCTTGCCCGAGAAGTCATACAGGGCCGTGTACGTGCCGATCGAGCCGACCATCGCCGTGTTGACGTTGGCAAACACTTTGCTCGCCTGGCTGGCGATCCAATACGCGGCCGACGCGGTCATATCCTCGCATTGGGCATAGACCGGCTTCTTCTTTGCCGCTGCGGCCACCTCGGCCGCCAGCTCGGCCGTACCGGCGACCGTGCCGCCGGGCGAGTCGATCCGCAACAAGATGGCGTCGATGTTCGTATCGTGGGACGCTTCGCGGACCGCACGGCGAATGTGAATCATGCTGCCGGCACGCGACAGGCTGGAGCCCCGCTTGGTCAACGTGCCGGTGATGCTAATGATCCCGATCGTCACGTCGTCGCCGGCCGTGCCGTGGCCGGTGGCCGCCTCGGGCGCAAAGTCGGCATTGGCCGCCACGTGCGCCGGCAGGTCCATGCGGGCGATCGACTGCAGCATCTGGCCGAAGCGGACCTCGTCGACGGCCCAGAGGCCGAAGTATTGGTCCAGGTTGACCGCGGTCGGCTCGATGCCGTCAATCTTGATCGTCGGCTGGCTTGCCATCGTCGGCATCCTTTGGCTTGTTGGTTTGCGGATGGTTCGGCACTTCCGCCTCGTCGCGGATCTGGATCTTCACGCCGTCGGGCGTCGGCAGGTGGGCGATCTCCCGCCAGGTGACGTGCAGGGCGGGGTATGTCTTGTTCAGCTCCTCGGCCGTCTCGTGCGCCTTGACGATCATCGCGGCGTTGTCTTCGCAGATTTCCTTAAGCAGGTCGTTCCAGTCGAGGCCCCGTTCGTGGCACCGGCGGCGTTGCGATATCAACGCGTTGCGGGTCCGCAACAGGTCGGCCGAGGCATCCTTCAGCGGCTCGATGTACGGCCAGGTCGGCGGGTTGAACCGGTGCGACGTGATGTTCACGCCCGTCTTGGACGCCGCGGTCCGCATGGCCGCATCTTCGGCCAGCCATTGCCGCAACTTCCAGAGATAGACCTGCCGATGCAAACGCGACACCAGCCACCGTTGCCTGCGCCGGAAGCCCATCCGCGCCTGGTCGATCGCACCCCGCCAGCCGGAGAAGTTCGTGGCGGTCGAGTCCATCAACACCATCACCAGCGGCAGACCCAGGTTCACGCCGACCAGCGTGAGGATCAGCCGGACGTGCTCGAAAAATTCGGCGTTGGGCACGTTCGGCGAGAACCCCGTCAGTTTCTCGCCCGGCCGGCCGGTCACGTCCATCCCCGGCGCGATGCCCTCCAGCGTCCGGGTCGACCCGTCGCCGAGCGTTTCGGTCGACTGCTCGCCGTGCTGGGCACCCGCGGCGCCTGCGCCCCCGTCGACGTCCATCTGCCGGAAGATCGCAAAGCAACTGACCACCTGTTGCTGCACCAGCTTGGCGAAGTTGACATCCTCGAACATCCCGAGACTGTCGAAGATCGGGGCCAAGGCGGTCACGCCGCGGGTCTGCGTGACCCGCTTCGGGTCGTAGACGTGAAACACCTGGCGATGGCCGTCCTCATCCCGGGCATCGTATTGCTTGACGTCCGACACCCGCTGCAAGGTCCGCATCGGGTTGATGTCGTCCTTGGTCAGCCAGTATTGCAGCCGGCGGCGGTTGTCGTCGAGCAGCACGCCGTGGACCACGTTCTTGCGCGTGTTCGTCGGCTTGCGCAACCGGTGGGCCTCGACCACCTGCAGCCGTCCGTTGTCCAGCGGCAACACGATCACGTCGCCGTCGATGTCGACGTGTCGCGGCACTAATTCCTCGAAGTCGTGGAACGTCAACTCGCCGGCCACGTCGCACGCTTCGGGGTCTTCGCCCCAGGCGGTCCAACGGGCCAGAAGCTCCGCGTCGAGCCCGTCGTCGCCCGTTTGCGGATCCAGCCCGATCCCTTCCTGCACGCAGTTGCACACCGCTCGATCGACCAACTGGCCGACAATCACGTCGTTGCGGTCCATGTCGCGGGCGATTTCCATCATCCGCAGGTAGTCGCTCTCGCTGCGGTAATGGTAATCCGCACCCGAGCCCATCGCCGAGACGCCGCTGCGCGTGCGACGAAACCGGCTGCTCTTCGCCGCCGAGTAGTCGGCGCGCAACGCACCGAACCCGTCCGAAAGGCTTTCGATTTGTCCGCGGCGGCGACGCATGGGGGAAGGCAGTGGGTAGTGGGCGGTGGGCAGTGGGTAGTTACGCGCGGAAGTTGGCGAAGTTGACGTGGCGGACCGGGGCGCTGTCGGGGTGCGAGGCGATCCAGGCTTTGGCCGCTCGCAGCTCGTCGCGGTACTTGCGCGGCTCGTCTTCGAGCGACCCTTCGCCCGTGTTGCTGGCGGTCGTGGTGAGGTGGATCAACCGCCGGCAGGCCACCGCAAACAGCTTCGCCTTGGCCAGCGAGCCCTCGACGTCGTAGTCGGCGTTGTCGAGATAGGCGGCATGCGCGGTCGCGTACGTGGCAGTCATGCCCACGACGCTACAACAGAAACCGCCACGTCAGAAGAGCGTCCGGCCTCGGACGGTCCGGACGGTCCGGACGGTCCGGACGGTCCGGACGGTCCGGACGGTCCGGACGGTTCGGACGGGGGAAGTCAGTGGGCAGTGGGGAGTGGGCAGTGGGGAGTGCTCGGAATTCGGCCCTGAAACCCCGGGTTTCGGGGGCAAATTGGCCGTTTCGTGCCTTGAAAGAAAACCGCCGTAACCCGTTGTCGGACAGGGGGTTACGGCGACATTTGGCGGGAGGGGCGGGAATTAGGGGCTATGAGCCTTGAGCTTTGAGCTTTGAGCTTTCTCATTGCTCACTGCTCATAGCTCATTGCTCACTACCTTCTCCCAACCATAGCTCATTGCTCACTACCTTCTCCCAACTCCAAAGCCCCTGCTGTCCTTTCGCCGGGATCGGGGGTCGGGGATCCGGGGTCAGAGTTGCGCGCTTGCCGTCCGATCTATCGTGGCGCGGTACAGACACGCTTTAGGCGCGTGATGGATGCGGGGATGGTCGGCGGAGTCGTATCGAGAAGATGCAGACCCGCCTTGGTCAGCCATCCGCTCCGCAACGACACGCCGTAGTCGACGAGCCCGCGATCATACGCGCGCTCCATTGCTGCTTGCGCAACCTTGGGTGGGCAAGCGGGATCGATCAGTGCCCGCTCGATCGGGTCGGCCGCGCCGGGATACATGGCCGCCAATTCCTCATCCGCAAACTGGCAACGGTCTGGCATGCCCAAGTTGGCGTAGGCCACACACACGTCGCGATCAGTAATATCAGACCGTTTCCAGCAGGCATGGCTTGTGGACATGCGATTTTCTTTCTTCTCTTCACTATACACTATCCACTCATCCGTGGCATCCGTGCTATCCGTGGTTCACCTTCTCCCAACTCCAAAGCCCCTGCTGTCCTTTCGCCGGGATCGGCTCCTTGTAGACTTCGACCAGATCGAGCTCGACGGCCCAGCGGCCGTCTCGGTAGTCGCCGACGGCCCGTTCGATCGGGGTCAGACCGTCGCGGATCGCTTCGACCGGCACGGTGCCGACCGCCCGGGTCTCGCACAGCACGGCCCCCAGCGGCAGATCTGCCAACGCCCCGACGCCGGCGGCGTGCAGCGCGTCGAGGATCAATTGGGCGTCTTCGTTGCTGTCGGTTCCCTTCACGAACTCGTAGGCCATCACGCCCCTGGTCGTTTTGGCCGCGTGAATCGCCAGCGGTCCGCTGTAGTTCATCCGCCACGACCGCGTCTCGTAGTGCTTGATCCCCAGGGCGATCAGCGACGCCCAGGGTTGCCATAAGGAGATTGCTCGGATGGATGGGGGCATGGGGGAACGTAGTGGATAGTGGGTGGTGGATAGTGGATAGTGGGAGAAAGGACGCTAGGCTTTCTTGCCAAACGTCGGATTGCCGACCGGGCGTGGTTTCTTGGCAAACCGCTTGAGTTGCGCCTCGGTGATTGCCCAGTTGCGGCCGATCTTCTGACCGAGCCGGCCCTGTTGGCAATACCGTTTGACGGTGCCCTCGGCAAGGCCGAGACGTTCAGCGGCTTGTGAACTGGTGAGGTAGCGTGTTTTGTGGTTCATGCTTCAATTATACCGCTAGCGTTCCCATAGACAAGGCCGGTGTTTTGTCGGGCCCTAAAACGCGAGTGATTGTTCAGCACGAACGTCGAGGAATACGGCAAATCTCGGCAGGCCCTTTGCCGTGCGGCCTTGATGTCGGAACCGGACGACGGCGCCGACCTTGGGGGGATTGTCTCGCTGGGCGTTGCGCAGCCCACTGCCGAGCCGGAATTGCCGGCCCGCCCGGTCGCGAACCAGCAACGCACCGCAACGGGTGGCGTTGCAACCGTTGCCGGCCGCGTGCCCGATCACCACGGCGTCGTCGTCGGTGATCGGCTTGAGCTTGTAGTCCGTGCCGTCGCGGCTGCGAATCACCAGGCCTTCGCCGCCGGCGGCGACGATGCGGTCCAACTCGGTGCGGAGATTGCCCGCACCGACCGACCAGCGACGCACGCGTGTGACGTTCGCACCGGCAATCTCGACGCCGGCCGGTGCGTCAAACACCATGTAAGTGACCGACTCCCAGGCAGAGTCGGCCGCGCCGTTGATGACCGAGAGCACCCGCTCGAATTGCCCGCGGCCACACCACAACTCGCCCCGCAGCGGACACGCCGGCAACGCCGCGGTGAACCACGCCGGGGCCTCGAACGGGTGTCCCGTGCGAGACCGCAAGTCGCGGCCGTCCCAGACGGCACATACCCCGTCGTACTTTTCAGAGATCCGGCAGCCGGCCAACCTCAGTGTGGCGTCGTAGATCATCATGACTCGGTTTCTTTCCGTGGGGCCTTCTCGTCGCGTGCCAGGCCCAGTTCGGCCAGTCGCCGGTGGACATACTCGGCGGCCGCCTCCCAAACTTCCCTGGGCCGCTCCTGGGCTCTCTTGGTCTCGTCGTTCATCGTTTCGTCTCCTGAAAAGGTGGTTTGTTTCCCTCGTCTACTTCTATTATACTGCTATCGGATAAATAGACAAGCGAAATTGGCCGGAATGGGCCGGAATTCGGGAAATACTTTGGAAAAACGAGCAAATGGGCCCGGAATGGGCCAGACTCGGGAGCTAGTGGATAGTGAAGGAAAGAGGGGTCAGGGGTCGGGGGCCAGGGGTCAGTTGACCACGGATGGCACGGATCACACTGATATCCGTGGTTCATTTCTTCTTCTTCAGCTTCGGCTTCCTCCCCATATCGGCCAGCCGTTGCAGGATGACGGCGACGTACTTAGGCTCGATCTCGATTCCGTAGCAGATCCGGCCAAGCTGCTCGGCGGCTACCATCGTGGTCCCGCTGCCGAGGAAGGGGTCGAGCCAGCAGTCCCCCGGGTCGGAATATGCCTTCACGAAGAACTCCACCAGGCCGACACCAAACGCCGCCGGATGCCCCAATGCCTCGGCCGGTTGGAACGCTTTGAGAACATTCGACGGGAAGGCTTGGCCAGTCACCACCTTTTGTTGTCCGAATAGATGGTCGGCTCCGCGTTGGTCTGTCGCTTGCCGCTGCGCGGCGGTCTTCCCCTGTTGACCCGCCCAGTTTGTATTTCCAGCCCCCGCCCCGCGCGCTTGCGGCACGTTGTCGCTCTCGTGCGTGACAGCATTCGGCCGGAACTTGAACGCCTTCGGTGCCACGGCGAAGTGATAGATGGGCTCGAATGCGTTCTTAAATCGGTGTTTAACGAGCTTGGGGACGCCGGTCCTTAACCAACAATACTCGTCGTTGTACGCCCAACCCCATCGGCGCTTCATGGCAACCACGAGATCGAAGACGTACAGCACCCGCTCCCCGGCCTCGCAGTGCGGTTTGATGTTCACGAAGAACGATCCATCATCGGCCAACACACCCCGGACGTTCTCCTGCACGGATCCCCACCACTCGACGTATTCACCAGCTGGAACCCCCCCGTATTGATCGCTTCGCTGCTCCGCATAGGGTGGCGATGTGAAACAGCCGCTGACGTTATCGCTGCACAGCCGCCGCATGTCTTCACTATCGCGGCAGTCGCCGCAGAGCAGCCGGTGGGTGCCGGCCTGGCCGTCGATCTCCCAAAGCTGACCCGGCTCGGTCCCCCACTGCTGCTGAAGTTCGTCGGCCCGGTCGAGCTGCGGCTCGGGCCCTTCGGTGACCTCGGCCGCTTCCTCCTCGGCCGCGGTGAGCAGATCCTCCAAGCGCAAGTCGGCGGCCAGGTCGGGCGTGTCGTCGAGGATCGTGGCGATCTGCTCTTGGAACTTGACTTCGTCCCAGACGCTCAAGTCGGCCGTGACGTTGTCGGCGATCGCGCACGCGCGGGCCTGTGCGCGAGTGAGCGGCTTGGAGATTACCGGCACGTGCGTCCAGCCCAACCGCTTCGCCGCCTCATAGCGGTTGTGGCCGTTCACGATCAGGCCTGTATTGCTGTTGACCAGGATTACGCCGTTGAACCCGTTGACCTTGAAACTGGCCATCAACGCTGTAACGCTCTCCTCGGGATGCAGCCGGGCATTCTCCGGGTCCGGCGTGAGGTCCTCGATCGGACAAGCCAGGTTGCGGAGCTGCCTGGGGATGTAGGGGAGGTTGGGGGGAGGGGATTTCGGGGTCGACCGCTTGCTACGCGGTTTCTTCGGCGTTGGTTTCTTCTTAGCCATTCGAGCTTCGTCCTTTCTTCTTCACTACCCACTGATTTCCTCCAC